ACAATTCGCTACTAAATATTTGGCTCAACGTATTGCGCCAGTCAACAAACAATGAAATCCAATCTTTGAATAACTGTATTTCAATAAGATCTGCTTTCTCATTCATGCATATTCGCAATAACCAATTACAAAAGAAAAATATAGGTGCAAAAATTAGAATGACAAATATTGCAACTATCAAATTTATGATCGGGATATATACTTTTTTCATAGTACTACGATTAAACTTTTATCAAAATTATCAACCAATTTCCCATCTACAGCGTAAAATTCATGCCGGCACTTAGAATTCTTGCAAATGAATTGCTGTACTCCTTTTGTGTCTATTGAGATTGCCCCATTTATCCGGTTACAATTGGGGATAGGGCAACGAATGTATCTTAGTTTGATAGTTAGCATAGTTAGTTGTCAATATGTTCGAAAATAGTAGTAGAATTTAATATCGGCGTATTACTCTCCTCAACGGCTCCGGCCTTCGGACTGGGTAAAGGTATTATTATTAAATTTCTACTACTATTCAATTTGTTTTTTAAAGTACTCAGCAACCCCGGAAAGAATGTTTGCAGCCTCGATACTTACTCCTTTGTAGCTATCGTATAGATTTTCAATAAAAGCAGCGTATTCGGGGTCTAAATCATAATCATTCCTAAAATATAAATTATTCCGTATAAATCCTGACATAACTTGTATGCGCGACTCTTTCTTTGCAATCTCAGTCATTATCCGGAGCGAGCAATCACACTTCGTTCGCAAATCACGCCCAAATTCAAACCATATTGCAGATGATTCGTATATTGCATCGTCCGGAGATGACTTGCTAAGCATTTCAATAACTCGATCAGTATTAGCAATGCCATCTTTGATGAAAATTACGTCAGTGATATAAACTCGGTTCTCAACCATTTTAGCTATTGCCATGCTGAATAACCCATTCGTATCAGGAACTATACGAGCGCACGTAATTGCGTTCTTAAAGTCTATTTTTTTACTATCATAGAAATTCATTTGATCCTCTTTAAAGTTTGAACGATTACGACGAAGAGAGTAGTTAGTGTATTGGTCTTTGAATGCCTCAGTAAGAAAGTAGCGCTTAGTATCGCTAAAGTGGCCGCTTTCCTCGTAAGTTTGCCCGGTCTGTTTATCCCTTATTCTCTTCTTAAGTATGCCACCGTTAGCATCTTGCTTGGTAATAGTGTAATCTTTTATTGAAGTCTTGCAACTCTCATCTATCACAATTTCAATAGTTGGGATATTGCCGGCGTAAATATCATTTACAAACTCACCGGAAAGAGACACCGAGGGATTGACAGACGGCATTCGACGTTCAATAATAAATCCGGCATCTTCTATTCCCTCGCAAAACTTATCAAAGAACGAACGTTTCTCATCGTCGATCGTATTATTGGCCATTGATGTCTGATCACCATAAATAAAAACCTTGTCAGCGTTCTCGATTGACTTTAGCCACTTGGCCGTAAGCTTCGATGCACTTGTAACTGTATTGTAAGGATCCTTTGCCGGAATTTCCCCGACTTGCTTAGCCAGGTACTTAGTAATATCAATCTCTTGTTTCTCTTCAATCTGCCACGCTCCAACCGAAATATAGGGTAATACGTTATTATCAATCGTTAGGTGAATAGGTGCGTTGTTTATAGTCGTTTTACGTACATGCTTTCCTATATTGAATTGCTTCCAAAACTCACCACCTGTTTTAATCGATCCCCAGTTTCCCAAAGCATAAATATTATAATAATCAGGGTCGTTTACTTTATCACGGTCAAAGTCGGCCACTACTTGCCGGTCGTAAAATCCGTACGTTGCATCGGGAGAACCAACAATCCAAAAGTTATTGAGATACGTAGACTTCATAACTACCGTATCAGGAGCATTTGTTTCGTATTGTCCGGTGCTCGGATTTAATATCGTTTTTTCTTCGTTGTAGTACTTCTCGCAAATAGTTGAATACTCAGGTGGAAGAACATTTCCATCATCATCAACAACGCAGTCCAGGAACGTTTGAGCGGGAAACAATTTCTCTTTATCTAGTACGTCAACCTTTACCCAGTGTAGTTCTGATATCGGATTGAGCATGGAAATAATTTGCTGCCCTTTCATTCCACGCAAACGCTTACGAAGCTGCTTGAAATCTGCATGCTCGAACTCGCTAAGTTCCTCGGTAACTATTCGCTTATAGTGTGAAATACCCTTGATTTTTTCGGGGTTATCAAGCCCTGAGAAGTCAATCTCCGAACCGGTGGAGTAACAGACTATCTTATTCTTTTTTACGTCTAAAAACGAACCTAAATTCCACTCAGCAATAACAGTTTTGAAGTCCTTGAAAATAGAATCCTCAATTGATGCACCGGTTTTACGGAAAATAAGCGTATCCTCACGCGTTTTAAGTGCTGAAAAGAGTATCGCCTGTACAACAGAATATGTTTTTGAACTACTAGATCCACCAATCAGAAAGATAAAACGGATAGCCAGATTTAAAAACGAATCAAGTATGTGCCAAAAGTTTGGATTAAAAAGTTTATAACTGAATTTTATTCGCTGTTTTGACATTATGATAGTTCAATTGTACTTTTTACGTCATTTATTTTTATACTACCGGAGAACAAATCTCATTTTCGTATTAAAAAAGCATTAATTTGATAGCAAAAAGTTAGTTCTTTAGTGGAATAGGCACTTTAATCGTTGGATACCATCTCATAGTTACTCAGTCTTTCGTTTAAATCCAATTTCAAGTTCAAGTCCTTCAGATAATCCAATCTCAATTTTCTGTGGAGCATCGTATCCTAGCATCTTGCTGATGCTGTCAAGGCTCTTTTGTTTGTCGTAGAGTTTTATTTTCACCCACTCTTCATCAACCCACGTTCCAGGTTCACCGTCTACCCCTTTTTCGTACCGCTTATCGCTTTTCGTGCTTATCTCTTGAATGCAGGACTTTTGTTCTTCGGATAGGCTATCGAACTGTTTTAAGCTTATCCAACCCTCACGGAGGTCTGAGGCACTAGAAAAGGCTATTTTCTTATGCTCATTCAATACTCGGAGTGCAGTTATACCCGATGTTTCGGATAAATTATCCTTCAAAGACTTAATTTTATTTTTGATGTAAATATTTGTCAACAGCTTACTACCGATTTGCCTTGCTGTCTTCTCGCTAAACCCTGCTTTCGTTGCTGCCCTAGTTGCATTATAATCAATACAATACTCATAGCAAAATATCTCTTGCTTAGGTGTAAGTTTCTTTTCCTCTTTAATGTCTTCTGATTTTCCCATATATAAAAACTGAGCTAAATATGATTAAAATATAAGAAAGCCTCACATTTCTGCAAGGCTTTGATACTAAAATGGTAAATCCTTTTTCTTTATGCGTAATGATAACACAGAGCTATTGGCATGGCTATTCGCCATTGCATTTAGCTATGTCGTTAGGTGTTATTGTGATAAACAGGCATTTGCTCGTTTATCACGGACATTTATATTTAAACCTCCATTTGCTTTTATTCTTAAATCCTTATTTGAACTATCGTAAATTTCGCTCAACTCGGAATCGAATCGTATATATGATCTCACTGCATACAGCTTGCAATCTATTCCATGATTTTCGTTTAAAATTTTATGCATGTCATTTGCTTGTACTCCTTTTTTTATTTCAGAAATAATAATATCTCTGTAGTTTTCCAGCTTATAATTATTTTTAGTAACCGCAAAATGCTGACTCTTGCATTCTATATCATTTAATTTCATATAGTTTGAAATACTTATACGACTTACTTTTACTATTTTTGAAATTGCAGAGCAGCTCAAACCTAATTTTGCAAATTTTATTATTTCGTCTTTATGCTTATCGCATATGCTTTTTTTATTGAATCCTGGTCTTCTACCGAGAACCATTCCCTCTGATTTTTTTCGAGCTAAGGCAGCTTTAGTTCTTTGAGAAATAAGATTTCGCTCAATCTCAGCCGAAAGTCCAAAGGCAAAGGCAAGTACTTTGGAACTAATATCATTACCAAGTCGATAATTATCTTTAATAGTCCATATCTGGCATTCTTTTTCTAGCATTCCGTGAAGTATGCTCATTATTTGCATTAGATTTCTTCCAAGTCTTGAAAGCTCACACGCGATCATTAGATCGTCTTTTTTCATTACTTTTAATAAAGGATATAATTTTCTCTTTTTCAGTTCCTTTTTTGAACTGATTGATTCCTCTACCCATTTATCAATATTTATATTATTTGCGCTTGCAAAGTTTTGTATCTCAAATTTTTGATTTTCAGTATCCTGTTTGTCAGTGCTTACTCTTATATATCCATAATTCATAATTATTCATTTATTAGTTTTGACCATTTTTCGAAATCAGATTCATAAAAGAAATTTATTCCACCAGTTTTTTTCATTATTCCGGTGCAGCATTTACTTATACTTTGCTGCTTTAATCCTAGTTTTTCAGCTGCTTTTGCTCCACTTTCAAAAATCCCTATAAATTTCCCTTTTTTTATTCCAACTACTTGTTTTCTCCTTGTTTTCCAAAGCTCATGATTTCCTTTATGTGGCATTTTTTCTAAAATAATTTTAACCGATTCTTCAGGCATATAATCAGTCCATTTTTTCCCTTTATTGTGAACTTTGCAACCTTTTAAAAGTTGACCATTTTTCGGATTTCGTTGTAATTTTATTGGTTCTATGTATAATTCCATATGCTTTAATTTAAGAAAAGAAAACAACATACACCTAACACCAGCCTATAGTATCCCAAAATACGGGCACCATAGCCACAATGTTATGTGGCATTATAGAGAACGCCAGTGAGTTGGGATGAAATGTGGATAATGCCTGAATTGTGGCTCTGAATAAAATGGATCTAAAGTCAACATTAAGCAATAATCATTTCTTGTCTGAATTGCACCGTAAATTCCCTTTACTATAAATTGACTTTTATCGCCTTTGTCTGGCATTTTTTCGCCAAGCGGAATCCACCTAAGTTTTTCTTCATATTCTTTTTGGCAAACTTCATATCCCTCTACATAGGAAAAAACGGATGGATCGTGGAATTTTTCAAAATGTTTCAGCATAAACTTGAATGCCAAAGCATGTATTTCTTTTGTTGATTTCATAATATCATTTTTTCAATTCATCGCTTAGTTGTTTCAACGTGTAAGTTTTTCTTATACCACACCGTTGTTTATAAATAATAAATAAATCTGCTTTTAGTTGTTCTTTGCTGTTTTTAAGAGCTTCAAGTATTTTTATACAATAGCCATTGGAAAGGTTTTTGATTATGAGCTTTATCACAATTTCATCTCCTGGGTATCGTTCCGGACGAATAACATACTCATTCCTATACCATCCAATTAGTTCGGGTATTTCGCTGTTGTAGCCAATTCCACCGGTGATATCTCTGAGATTTGATAATTGTTTATCAAATTCTAGTCTTTTATTTACCGATTTAATTGCTCTAGTAATCTGAGCAGCACTCAATAACATAGAGTGTTTTAGTATACTTGTACTTTTTTCGAACTTAAACGCGGCAAATCCAAAAGATCTTTTCATGCTGTTTATATTACACTCGTCTAAATCCTCGAAATTTGGCATTGTATCGGTTTTAATACAAGTTTCATAATAATTTTTTAGTGTTTCCATATTGTTAGTTTATAGTAATAATTCCCCATTCATTTTCTTTCTCACAAGTCCCATAACACGGGAATAAATATCATAGAGCCGTTTAGTTGACGCATCTCCGTCCCACTCTTTAAACTCCCCATTTTGGAAGAAGCGAAATTCGAGGATTTCCATTGCTTCACTTGAAAATCCCATTTCTTCGGTAATTTCTCGTAGGTCGTTTCTACGCCTAAGAATGTAACTGGCATGGTCGAATGACTCTTCGCAGCAATCCTCAATTTCAAGCCGTGAGTAATCAACATTGACATCTACCGGTATCGCTTTGTATTTGCTTTGGTAAGGACTTGTCGGAGAACTGGCGTTGAGATGTATCATTTGGAGAACGTATCTATCTAATTCAGTCACTAGCTGTTTTTTTACATAGGCAGGCGAATTTCTCATTCTTTCAATTTTTTCATCATCCATTTTCAATAATGATAAAATAACCTCATTCATGACATCATCTGCATCTTCTGGAATGCCAGCTTGAGAGCATCGGTATTTAGATGCATCTAACCATCTATAATAGCGATCAGTAATATATCTTTTGACATTTTCACTCGCCATTTTGTTGTTATTTTAAATTGTGCTATCAAATAATTTGCCCTCTACTTCTCTCAATTCTACATTAGCACCTTCTTTTTTAGATTGTTCTAACTTTAAAAGTACCTCGGCTCGTTTTAGCTCGTATATTATTGCATTATTTGCTTGTTTTGCTAAATTAGCTTGAGCATTTGCATCTTCTACGGTAATTTCTTTTTTGTCTAATTTTTCCATT